GCGTGATCGTGGTCAAGACCTCTCTGAGAGTGTCAGAGAGCAGAAAGAGAAGATGCTTGAGAGTGGCACCCAAGAGGAGAAGGACAAGTTTGCCAGGACACTGTTTGATCAGTATGCTGCTGAGATTGACACCTATGATGATTTCCAGAAGGCAGTTGCTTTCTTTATCATGAACAAGTGTAGTTTCTCTGGTTTGACCGAGAACAGTTCTTTCTCCCGCACTGCTGCTAACTCCAACTTCTCTCTGGTTGGTGCAGATAAACTTGCTCAATTCTCTCAACTGATCAAGCATTGGAAGATCACTAACATTGATTACTCTGAGGTAATGAATGCTGATGGTCCAGAGAATACTTTTGTGTTCCTTGATCCTCCATATGACATCAAAGATTTCCTATATGGAAAGAATCGTGAGATGCATAAATCATTTGATCATGATGTATTTGCACAGAACGTATATAAGTGTCCTCACAAGTTCATGATTACTTACAACGTCAATGAACGTTTGGAAGAACTCTACAAGGACTATGAGTTAACCTACTGGAAGTTGCGTTACTCTATGGCACATCGTGGTGACAAAGGCACTGATGATAATGTCAAGACGGAACTTCTGGTCACTAACTATTCCCTTACTCCTAAGACACCACTGGAGGAGCAATTTGTTGAACAATGAACATTGATTTTCTAGATTACTTTTATTACAAAGAACCAAAAATTGTAGAGTATCATAAAGACAATATTGATGTTGTCATAAGAGATGGTGAACTTGGTGAAAAAGAAGCCGTGCTTTATGTCGATGGTAATCAGTGGACTGCACATGAAATGCCATCTAAATCTTCAGCAACTCAAGTATTCTCTCATTATTGGTTTGCAAGAGGACATACTATCTGCACTGGACTTGGTTTTGGTGTTAGAGAAAATTGGTTACTCAATAAAAAAGAAGTAACTGAACTGACAATTCTTGAAAAAAACCAAGAGGTTATTGATTATCACTTAGAGAACAATCCACATATATTTCAATATGCGGAAGTTATTCCTGTCGATGCTAATGAGTATAAAGGAAAATGTGATGTTCTTCTTTTAGATCATTATGAAACTGAAACTTTCGATGAGATGGCAAGAATGTCATCTAAGATACTGAAAAACATAGAGTGTGAAGTTGCGTGGATGTGGCCAATAGAGGACATAATCTTTCAGAATCATCGAGAACACAATATGACTAAGTTAGAATATTACGAACTCTTGAAAAAAGAATATGATCTCTCAAAATTCCCAAAAGTTACTCAAGAGTTATTGGACTTGTTTACATATACTTATCATTTCTCATATTTAAATCGTGACTGAACTTAAAGATTGGCTCAATTCTATCAACTTTACTAAAGAGGATCTTCGTGAGAACATTAGCTCTTACCCTCCATACATTGTTAATCGTTGTCTGTCTGGGCACCTTGATTGTGTCATGTTTGCTAATGAAATGAACTTGTATAACTTTCTTGATAAAGATATGCAATATTCTTTTTATCTAAATACTTTGAGGAAAAAGAAGAGATTCTCTCCCTGGCTCCGAAAGGATAAAGTCACGGATCTAGAATGTATCAAGAAGTATTATGGATACAGTAATGAAAAAGCATCTCAAGCTTTAAAAATCCTGACACAAGAACAAATTAACTTTATTAAACAACGACTTGACACTGGAGGAATGAAATGAGTACTACGGTAGAACCTACGGTACAATGGTCTCAGGATCAAATGGTGGAAGTGCTTCTGAATGAACCAGATGACTTCCTAAAAGTCCGTGAAACTCTAACTCGCATTGGAGTCGCATCACGCAAAGAGAAGAAACTCTATCAATCATGCCACATCTTGCATAAGCAAGGTAGATATTTTATCGTTCATTTTAAGGAACTGTTTGCCCTGGATGGTAAACATGCTAATCTTACTATCAACGATGTACAGAGACGTAATAGAATCACACGTCTGTTAGAAGATTGGGGATTGATCAGTGTGGTTACTCCAGATTCTGTCGTAGATATTGCTCCTCTGAATCAGATCAAGGTGCTTGCATATAAGGATAAATCTGATTGGGTACTAGAGCAGAAATACAATATTGGCAAGAAAGGAAAGACCCAGGAAGCCGAATAAATAAATTTGCGATCTTTCGTGCGGTCGCTTCAAAAGTCGGAAACCCGAAGACCTCCCTTGACGGGGAGGTCTTTTTTTGCTATGATCGTCTTGAAATTAAATTTGTCATGAGAGACCTATCCAACATTCCTCCTGGACAAACTCAGTGTAGTGTTTGTGGAGTATTGAAGGAGAACACTGAGTTTACATTCTATAAGAATCGTCATACTGATAATGGTTATCGTTTGATGACTAATACGAATTGCGTATCCTGTCAGAAAGAAAAGAGTAAAGAAAGGAGTGCAATCCGAAAAAAATTTAAAAATATCAAACCCCCTGAGTTTGGAACCCCATGTGATTGCTGTGGTAAACCAGTTCACAGAAACTGGCAATTAGATCATTGTCATGATACTGGAGAGTTTCGTGGATGGTTGTGTAAGCAGTGCAACACTGGTTTAGGAAACCTTGGTGACACTTTGGAATCTCTTAAACTTGCTGTAGAATACTTAGAAAGGTCAAAAGAAAATGCAAATCCCGGTCAACTCAATAATCTGTCAAGACAACGTATCCTTCTTGAAGACCCTTCCTGACAGTTGCATTGATATGGTGGTTATGTCTCCTCCATATGACAATCTAAGGGACTACAACGGATATGACCTGGATCTTCATGGTCTTGGAGTAGAACTCCTTAGAGTCCTCAAAGACGGTGGTATATGCGTCATGGTGATTCAAGATGCCACCAAGGATGGAGCAAAGACATTGACCTCTTTTAGAACCATTGTTGATTGGTGCGACAATATTGGATTCCGTCTGTTTGAGTGCAATATCTATAATAGACAAGGAACTGAAGGAGCATGGTGGAAGAAGAGGTTTAGGGTTGATCATGAATATATGCCAATCTTTTTAAAAGGTAAAAGACCTCAATACTTTGATAAAGAGAACATCAAGATTCCTTCTAAACATGCCAATAAGGTAATGACTGGTGCAAACATCAGAACAAAGAATGGAAGAACTGGTTCTAGAAAAGTAAAGATCAATCCTACCAAATGTCCTGGAACTGTTATGACATTTGGAAATACTTGTGGTGGTGAAAGTAAATTAAAGAGTCAGCATCCAGCAGTATTTCCAAACATGCTTGCTTATGACATGATTGAATGCTTCTGTCCCCCTGATGGAGTAGTTTTAGATCCTTTCAATGGTAGTGGAACTACTACACTTGCAGCAAAATGTCTTGGTAGAAGTTATATTGGTGTTGATGTAAGTGAAGAATATAATCAGATTGCAATTCAAAGATTGAATAGTGAAAAGATTGAAAGAAAGAAGGTAGAAAAAACCCAACAAAATAGTTCGGACAACCTTATGCAATTTTTTTGATAATCTTGTATAATTAGTAGTGGATGCCTTCGGGGTCCACACAATCAAATCTCGCTTAACTAAGGAGAAGTACAATGGGAAACCTCATGAAATATCATGCTGCGGATCTACCTGCCTTGCTAGATCGCATAAATAAGAATAGTATTGGTATGGATGAATACTTTGGTAGGTTGTTTGATCTGCACG